TTTTTTTTTACAGACTTGTCACATAGTAGAGACCAGTCTTCACATCCTTCTCGAGGTAGCGATTGTTGCACCTGCTCGGGAACAGTACCGAGTTGCTCGATACGTTGTCGAGGTACGATACTCCCCAGTCCTTTTCGGAAAGGCTTCTGCCGGCGACCGTGAGGACAACCTCGTGGAGTCTTGTCCAGGTCTGTGGTCCGTTCGCCTCCACAAAGTTGCAGAGGATGTTACGCATATTGTAGCGGTTCACTTTCTTCTTGGTGGTCTTGGCCACCTTCTTGGTCTTTTTCATAATTTTATGATTAAACGTTTAACAATCTAAAACAATGCATCCTCGGTACCGCAAATCTCCGGTTGCTTTTTTCCGAGTATGAAGTCGCAAATCCAGTTCCGTGCATAGTCCTTTGAAATCATACTCCTGTCCTCCGAGCAGAGTCCCGCCTGTCCACTTGGTTTCGAGTCGAGTATGTTCTTGACCACTCTGCTTTTCTGGTAGGTGAACCCGTCGGTGGGGACACAGTTGACAAAGAAGTAGGCGGTCGGCTTCTTGAAGTAGTCACCCCTCTGGGTACGGTCCATATCGACTATGGTCGGGGGCATCACGAAGTTCCATTTGAGGAAGGTCTGTTCCGACCAAGGATTCTCCATCACAAGTCTCAGTCCTCTCATCTCCGCTACCGCCAGCATCTTCACAGCAAGGGCGAAGAACATCTCACGGTTGTGTGAGCGTTCAAGTATCATATCGGTCTTCTCCTTCGTGGTCTTCTTCCGGTAGTTCACACAAGTCCAGTACATAGACATCTGAGAGAGAGCCGAGAAGTAGATGCAGGGGAAGAAGGCGATGATGAGGTCGTCTTTCGAAATGTTATCGAACAATGACGGCTTTCCGTCGTATGCATCCTCTATCGCCTTGAACAAGTCGTCCGTGTGGTCGGTCTGTCCGAAGTTGTTCTGAATGTCGTAGTCTTCCGCCGGGATTCCGAGCTTGATGAACTCGTTCTTGAAAGTACCGGACTGCTCGAAGAAACAATGTACCTTACCCTTTATTTCCATATTAGAACTTCCTTTTGATTATATCAACTGCAAACTTACTGATTATCTTGTTGATAACCTTCTGTTCCGAAGAATCGAGCGAGTCGTATTCCGGATGGTCACGCCTGAACTCGTCTATCGTGTCGATGGAGTATTCCTTCAGTACGAGACCCGTCTGCTTCGGCATCTCTATTTCTCCGAGATGTGAGATTACATTGTTGAGCCTCGATTCGGTGCAGTAGTTTCCGATTTCCTCGATACACTTGCTACAAGTATCCGAATAGACCGGAGTCTTCTTCGGCTTCTTGTCCTTCTTTTCGAATTCCTCGAACTTCGGGTTCTTGTTCTTGATGATGATTCTCTCACCGTTCGCCATAAAGAGAGGTTCGACCGGCTTGATGACAACGCCTTCTGCAAAGTTGTCCTCTATTTCCGGATAACCGAGTCTTGTACCTATCGTGCTGATGAACACCGGACTGTATGCAAGACATTCGTCAAGTGTGCCACGGAAAAGTTCCTTGTTGTAGAACAGTCCTGCATTTTCGAAAATCTCGTTGCACTTGTCAACGCCAATCCATTCCGTCTTTCCGGCAGTATCGGTCACCAGTATGTCGAAGGCGTAGAAATTGTGTTCGGGACAGTAGTCTATTCCCTTCTGAATCCTCGACTCATTTGTCTTGTAGCCCTTGTATCCTCCTCCGAAGAACTCGCCGAACACTTGTACGTTGTGTACCGGAGTGTCGTTATACACGGAGATGTATTTGAAGATACCGGTTATCTTTTCCTTGAGCATCTTCTCTGCGTATTCCTGAAATCCGTAGAACTTTTCGTCCGGTGCGAGGACTGAAGACCTCTTGCCTGTCATTATGTTTTCCCCGTCCGTTATTACGGATACGTTGCATCCGTCGACTTTCTCCGAGACCGAGAACTTTGCGTCTTCACAACCGAAGTACTTGAGGGTTTCCCTTACGCTTTCAAGATACTTTTCCCTGTAGCTGTTCTCTATCGAACTGTATTTCCTAAATTCCATATACTAATTTTTTAATTAAATATTCTTGTAATCAAGAAGGCGAACATCATAGTCGTTGAAAGTATTCCGCCTATTTGAAGTATCACCTCCGTCTTCGTCAACTCACGGTACTTGGCCTGAAACCAAAGTGTCCATATCTGACACACTATTCCGACCAGATAGTAGATGAGTGCAAACAACGCAAGCACTAATTTTTGAGTTTCCATATTAAATATAACAAAAAGTTTCTAAATCCGCTTGTTTTCAAGAAGATATTTCACCGTCTTCACGAGAACTTCCATAAGGTCGCCATACGCTTCGTACACGGGTGTCTCCTCGTAGAAGTCAAGTACCGGATTGGTATATGAAACAACATACTTGTCCTTCAGCTTGTCGAATGAGAACTCCCATTCGTAGTCGTGCTTCACGTTCACCGCCTTTATCTTCTCCGGTATGATTTCAAGCAACGCACCGGCGGACCAGCACGGAATGTCGTTTCTTCCTTCCATCCCTTCTCTCATAGAAGGTATGTCGTAATGTCCTCCGTCCGTCTTCTCGGGATAGACCAAATCGGAAGTCTCCCCTTTCAGTCCCGCCTTTTCGAGCGTATCCGACTGTTCCCTGTCGGTGTAGAGTCTCTTCGGGGCAATCTCCTTGAACGGGATGAAGAATGCGTATCCATCGTCGTCCTCGAAGTGGCAGCAGGTGTCGGTAAATGTCGAGTTGAACTTGTACCTCTTGTACTCGAACTCCTTTCCGTTCCACTTTGCACAATCGGTGTTCCTGTTGTCACCGATGTACCAACATCCTTCTTTAAGCATACTCTTCGGTATCGCCCCGCACCTTATGAGGTTGGGGACTACCGTATCTCTGAAGAACCTTTCCTCTTCCTCTCCACGGTACACGGGTATGCCGGGTATGTCCTCCGGTTTTTCGAAAACCTTGAGGTTCTCCCAGTATTCCTTGTTCATCTTGTTCATTATAGTGCAAGCCTTAAATTGTTCAACACTTCTTTCTTTACCACATTGGTGTTTCCGCCTACGAACTCGGAATACTGTCTGTCCACCTCACGCTCTATTTCCTCAGCCAGTCTCTCTTCGGCCTCCTTCCAGGTCGGGTCTTCGCTTTCTTCAGACTCCTCCACTTCGTTTCTCTTCATTTCTATGAAGTCGGTCTTTGAACCGTATTCCTTTCTGTCCCAGACCCTTTCGTCTGCAAGGACACAGATGCAAGTTGTAATTCCGTTCAAATCCTCCTCCTCGAATGTGGCGTATTTCACATTATTGAGGTTGAACTTTTCCAGAATGTCCTTCAAGTCGTATGAAGAACCGCCGTCGAGTACGACAAGCGTCTTGTCGGTGGAGAGCCACTGCTCCAAGTCATCGTCACCCTTGTACTTCCTTATGTACTCGCATACTGCGTGTGCTGTCTGTATCCCCTTGTTGAGACCGTTGAGGTGTCTGAGCACTATTCCGTACATCTTGAACTCGTGCTTGTCCGGTCCGGCACTAATGAGGTCTCTGTATTTTTCTTTCAACTTTTTATATGCCGCCTCTTCGCTTTCCCTCGTATTGACGACAAGATGCTGATATGCCTCGCCGTCATCGGTGAAGTACCCGCAGGTCCAGATTCTCCCGACAACAGTGTCTGTGGATGTACTCCTGTACCTGTACTCCTTGTTGTTTTCTTCAATCGTTTCGGGAAGAAATTCACCCGGCAGGCACTTGCAGAGTTTCTTGTAGAGTCTGTTTTTGGCGACAATCCCCGACTCGAGTGAACATTCCGACAGATAGACGCAGTATCCGTCCAAGTACACATAACCGGTGGTACGGGTGTCATTTCTTTCGTAGTATACTCTCCAGTATTCCGAAAGGCGACCGTTCAATTTCTCTCTCTTTAAGGTCATTTCAACACCCTTTACATTTAATTTTTCAGGTAATGTCATATTTCTTTTTTTACAAAGATACTATTTTTAATTAAAACCTTCGTATTCTCTCTTCTTTTTTCGTTAAGTCGGTTATTCCTCCTCTTCCACTTTCTTTTCCTTTACAACTTCAATGCACTTCTCAAGAAAGTTAAGGTGCTGGTTATAATCGACATCTTGACGATAGTAGTTTGTAACACCCCAAGTCAGTTCAAGAATGTGAAGACCGTCGATTAGAGCCGCCGTTTCGACAACCTCTTTCATATATTCCGGTTTGAGATGCTCTTCATAAAATCCGAACTGTGAAAGGATGCAACCGGTCATACCTATTCCCTCTCTGTAACAGAAAAGACCGTGACCGTGACCATAACAGTGGCGTTTGAACGAGTATCCCTCCAAATCACGTTTTCCAAAATCCATCGAATTACATTCTTCAGAATTTACCGAATCACATTCTTCTTTGAAGACGCTTTCGAAAAATGTTTCCTCAAATTCCTCCGGAACATCACAACCGATTTTTTCACAAAGTCCGGCGAGTGTGTGCGAGACCTTTTCATACTGCTTGAACTCGTCCTCGAGCCAGACATAGCACTCCTCCTTGAGTTTCGGAAGGGTTTCGTGAGTCCACTCTATCACCTCGTATCCCTTATATGTACCGAGCGGGTTCTTTCTGTAACCGAGTGCTTCTATGTACTCGTGCGGTATTCTCCAGAAGTATCTGTCTTTCTTCTTGGGGTTGGCGATGGAGACGATGTGGTCAAAGATTTTCTCGTGTTCCATAATATACGTCAGAGTCAATTCCGTATCACTATAACCACTGTGGTTCAAAATGGTTTTGAGAACCTCTTTTGCAATCATGTTCTCATCTTTCATCTGGTCTTCACAACCACAACAAGTTCTCTCGGCGAGGTCAACGAGTTTGGTTGTTTCCATACCGAAGAACTTTTCGAGTACATCTATCGCCGGTGTTCTGTCAATGTTTTCTATACCACCGTAGTCGTTGTACTCTCCTCTGATTGGGACGGAGATTGGTACAAATGAATGTCCCGGTGAAAAGTTATCGAGTTCTTGACCGAATGCTTTACTGGTCGGTCTCACACCGACAATTACAACAATTCTGTCGCCATAAGTTATAGGCAGGTTTGAAAAATTTCCTTTATGGTTGAAACATCCCATTTTTATTCCTTTTAAGTGTTAAACAACGGGGCTGTCGGTTATTCCTATGTTCCCGAAGGTCTTCTTGAACTCATCGGTCCTGTCCATTTCGTCACAGTGCGTGAGTTCCACCTTGTAGTTAAGGTTTTCGGCGTCCCCCTCTATTCTTCTCTTTAATTCCTTTACATCGAGTTTTCCGTATCTGAAATCACCCTGCCCTTCGTTGTAGTTGTTGCACCTGTCTTCCGAAATATATGACGAGATTGTTTTCATCGAGGTCTCGTCTTTCAGCAGTCCGTCACCGTGTCTTGTGAGATACGGGCGTGTTACATAGTGTGCGGTCAGAGCATATTTATCAAGACCGGATTCCTTCAGCACACACAAGGCATCGTGTACACCCGTGTTGGAAGGTGTGGTATCGTAAGTGTCTTTCCCTCTGTCGGTTAGCAGAAGTCCCTGTCCATTTTCGAAAATAATTCCGTCATACTTCACAAACTCATCCTTCGTTCCGTATGCGGGTATCGTGTTCTGCAACATAAACGCACAGTCATCCATAAAGTTGGTGATGAGGAACGGACTGTTCCAAATCTCCTTCCATTCGTCGGGGACGGGAATTCTCCTCTCATACCACTTCTTGATGTCTTCAAGTATTACCAGTTTTCCGCTGTAAGGAAGGGAGTTGAAGTCGTCAAACGAGATGAAGTTCATCTCTCTGTTACGCAGTATCGTGTTCCATACACCCATCCGGCAGCTCCCGTGTGTACCTTTGAGCTGTTCCGTGATGGTGTTCGCAATCATATCGAATGGAACCGTCCACTTGCATCTTGTGTCTCTGAACACTTTCGGCTTGATGACAAGTGAGTTCCACTCCTTTCTGAACTCCATAGGGTTCAGGATAAAAAAGCGGGAACAGTATGTCACCGCACCGGACAGGGTTCCGGAACCGAAATGATGGAAGGTGTGAACCGTATCATTCGTCACCACTGTGTGTCCCCTCTGTGCTCCTCCGTTGGTGAGGATGTTGAGGACTTCACCGTCTTCCTTCGAGTACTTCGCCACTATCGTGCCTTTCCCCTCATCGCCGTAATTGGCTCCCAATACTATTCTCGCTTGTATAATTTTTGGCATTTTTTCTTAAAATTTGCCGGTTTACCAGGTGATTTCTCCGTTCTCGTTCAACTTTGAAACCGGTGCTGTCTCCGTACTTGATGAACAACCGGTAGACTCGTCGATGCAACTTTCTATCGTCTTGGCAAGGTCGTTGACCGTAGATGTTTTAAGTCTGTTACCGAGAAGTTGTCCGAAAGTCTTCTCTATTCCGCTTTTATTGTGCGAGTAGCAGTTGTAGCGGTCATCCACAGCGATATGGAAGATGTCGAACTTCTCACACACCTCATTGTAGAGTTCACGGGTTTCAATATCCTTCTGCTCGCTCGAAGCGGTATAGTGGTTCAACTGACGTACCGGAAGATAAGGATTGAGTTCCTCGTCACCCATAGTGATGATAATTCCCTTACGACCCTGCTTGTCGAATGCGTCAAGTTTGGTTCTCTTCAATCCCATATACCAGGCCGCAGTGTAACTTTCGAAAGAGTTTCCGCCGCCACCGTGTTCCATCCAGAGTTTGTCAATCGCCTCTGCAATTCTAACATCCGATTCAAACTGGGACATCTGTACCGGTGCCTCATCGTATGCAAGGTCTCCGATTCCCATTATGCAGAACTCGATGTCCTTGTGTTTCTCGTAGAGGTTGCTCATTATTACACCGAGAGCCTCTGCACATTCCTTGCAGCTCTGTCCCATAGAACCAGTTACATCGAGTGCAAGTATGACCGGTATGGTATTGGGGTGTTCGTCCGAGTTTGCACACTCACGGATGGAGAATTTCTTGGGGTCAAGTTCCTCTGCAAGCTCTCTTGTTGTAAACTCCTGTACAGTAGACCTGCAAGTTGTTGCGTCATAGCTCCTACCCATAGAAGTAGAGTAGACGGCATATGAATCTACACTAAATGAACCGCCACCCATTACTTATCCTCCTTTTTGTTTTCGAGATTCTTGCCGGTGTCTTCACACTCGTCGGTGTCTTCACACTCGTCAATGTCCATGTCCAAGTCAATGTTGAAGTCGAACATTTCCTCGAAAGGATTTTCGTTCTTGTTTCCGCCCATAAGCATCGACATCGCCATCATCTGTCCGAGTCCGCCACCGTTGTTGCTACCGCCCATCAGGCTGGACATTACCATCATCTTCATAATGTTCTTCAGTCCCTTTCCCTTTGACAAGGAGCTACCGAACATAGAGACAATCTTGCCGTAGAAGTAGGTGCTTCCCATAAAGACGTGTCTTTCGGGAACGATTTCCTTGATTTCGGAGTTGTCGTAGTCGATGACTTTGATGCTCTCCTTGTTAACGCCGATGACACACTTCGGTTTTCCCGAAACAAGTATTATGTCACCAATCTGTACCTTTGTGGTAGGCATTACGAAGAACATCTCTGCACCAAGGTCGAAGCAGAAGTTCGAGACATTTGTCAGTCTCTTGTTCTTCAGATTGTAGGTCTTGTAATCACCATTGCTGCACTTTACGGCAATCTCGCCGTTCATTGTGATTCTGCATTTGCCGGATTCCACTTTTCCGAACATTCCGTTGAAATTTTTTTGAATGTTTTCGAACATAATTTTAATTTTTATTGGTTTAACTATATTAAATATAACAAATTTTTTAAAGAATTACTCTTCGTCTCTTGGTATTTCTTCGATTTCTCCGGTTTTATCCCTTTCTTTACCCTTTTCACGCTGTTCGTCGTTGATGTTGTCGAGATAGAGACTGAGGGCCTCGACCGCCTTGTCGGGTATCTGTTTAATCTTGTCGTTATCCTGCACCCATTCGAGTGTTCCTCCGACTCCGTAGATGATAAGTGCGTCATTGGTTGAAGGTATGAATATCACTCCGGCAACGACTATCGGCAGTATTATGACAAACGGTCTGAAACCCTTTGCAACCTTCTTTGCACACTCCTGGTCGGATTCATACTCGCACGCCAGCCCACAAATTCTTGCAACCACAAAGGCGAGAGACCCGATAATTGCAAACACCATTACGACAAGAAATGTCGTGTTAATTGAATCAAGTCTTGTAATCCAGTACATTAAGTCCATTTTTATTCCTCCTGTTTAATTTGTTTTTAATAAAATTTCCTTTTTCATTATTTCTTGCATTTTTTAAGTATGTCCAGTGTTATTATACCACCCCTTTCAAGTGACATCTCATCGAGTTTCTTGATGTCAAACTCTTCCACTCTAAACTTGAACTGTATCCAGTTGGGTTCGGTTTCACGGTAGTCGAGCCAAGACTTCGGCTCATCCGTTTCAAGAACCATCTTCACCATACGGAGAAGTCTCTCGCCGGCGGGTTTTGATGCAACGAAACCGGAGACGTCATGTGTACTTACCCCACGGCTTGCCCAGTATTCACCTTCCTCCGGACGCTTGTCGGGTGCAACATAGTACAGACGCTCGCTGTATGAACCCTCGATGTCCGTGCAGAACGAACCTATCATTCCGAGTGTTCCGAAAGAAAAGCTTGTTCCGTTGATGCAGTACATCTTTGAATCCACCGATATGAACATCGGCACTTTCGACGGGTTGATGTGGTTCGCTTCGGCATTCCTTTTTATATCCATAAGCCCCTCTATGGCCTCTTCGAGGGAAAAAGTCCTGATTCCCTTGGCTTCATCATTGGCTTTCCACTGGTCACAGTGGTAATTTTCGAATTTTTTACTGTCTAGTATCATTTCTTTATTTCTCTTAAAACTGTTTTTGAAACTGCGTAGTAAATTCTGTCCATAGGATTTATCGCAAACATCTCGGAAACCCTTTCCGCCTCTTCCTTCGTGTCGAACACGAAGATACTCTTCCAAGTACCTCTTATCTTCCTGTCCCATACGAACCAGTCGAGTTCGTGAACCGCCGGACGGGAAACCCTTATGTCATCCGAGAATGATATAATCCATTTTCTGTCAACCTTGCATAAATTCTCCTCGGTGATTTCTACCATCTTGTCGTTGTTGTCCTTGACGGTGTATGTTGTGGTTACGGACAATCCACCTTTGCTTTCCGACACCTTGTGCTTCACATCACATATAACATATGTACACTTGTCGTTTATCAAATGGACCATCGAACCGGTGTATCTTACCAAATCACCTTTCTTGTATTCATCGTTGAACACCGACTCGAAATACTTGGTGTTACTCAAGTCCAGAAACGGATAGGCGGACAGAAGTTCGTCACGCTTGTAGATTTTTCCCGCTTCCACCATATTTTCTATCGGCATAATCGCCTTGACCATCGGTATGTATTTCTTCGCCATTTTATTCTCTGTTTTTAAATTCATCTATGATATTCCTTGTCATAAGGCAGTCCGCCAAATCGTCCTTGTAGAGTTCCCTTCCTATTCCCTTCTCCATACACTCACGACAGAGCATCGTGTACTTGTTGTCCGGTACGGTTTTACACATAGTTCTGACTACGTTGAAAAATCTCACCTCCTGTTCATATCCTTTCGGAAGTCTGTATGCGTGTGATATTCCTCGAGGTACAAACTCCTTTATACCAAGACCTTGAAGCGCCTTTCTCCATACATCGCCCTTCAAGACCGGCGACCTCATATAGAGTTCGTCCTTTCCACAGCACGAACAGGTGTAGTGGTAGTGGGTGTCTATGAAGTCCGACAGTCCTCTTGGACTTTTGCACACCTCCTGTAATTTAGGAAGTTCCTCCTTTGTCAATTCGAAATACTTTGGCATAGTCTTATTTCTTAAACGGACACCAGTCCGGTATTTCACAATCCGTGTTCCTGTGCATCGAACCTCCGAGACACAGGAGACCGGGCTTATTGTATTTCGAAAGCACCGGATATTCGTAGTTGGTCGCTTCCTTGTGCTTGCAATACCAGTCGAAGTTGGGTTCATCGAAAGTGTCGATGCAGCTCGAAGTGTCGACTTCCTCCTTGAAGTAGGGACAGTCGTTGCATCTGTCGATATTAAATTCTTGTGTTACTGTGATTTTCATAACCTTATGATTTTCTTCTTTCAATAATAGACCAGCAGTTATCTATAAAGTCGTCCACCGAACTGTCGTTGTAGAAACAGTCAACCTTGAACTCACTCACAGCAGTTCTAGCGACACCGTACTTTGAATCGATGTAGTTGAATACGGACTGTCCGTATCTGATTTCCTTCCTGCGTACTTCGGCGGCGGACTTGATGTCGTTTATGAACTCCTCCTTGGTCATAAAGTTGACCATATATCTCGTGATGTTGCCCTTTGCGTTAAGAAGGTAGCAGTTCTCTTTGTAGATTTCATCGGCCTTTTTGTAATTTAATGTATATACCTCCTCAATATCTCTGAGGATTTTTTTCATCTTATTGCTCTTGTATTCGGCTTCGGTCAAATTCGGATGGATGGTAAAGTATGTCATACCACACTCGGTGAGGTTTTCACACTGAATTTCCACAAAATTCTCCTCTTCATACACTTCCGGTGTTTCAAAGTTAAATTCGTCCTCCTTTACCTCTTCCGGTGAAAGATAGTCGTAAACCAACCTCTTCATGGTGGGGTTTTCGAGACAGTCTTTGTTTAATGAGTTGAGGATTTCCCTGTCCCATCTTGACTCTTCGTTTATTCTTTTAAAGAAACCTTTTATTTTCTCGTCCATCTTTGTTCTATTTTTCACAAAGATACTATTTATTTTCGAAAAAATATGTTTCTCCCGAAAATTTATTCAGGAGAAACATTTGTGGTGATGATATACGGTGCGTATATTATTTCACCCGCTTTAAAGTTCTTGCACTCTTTCGGTTTACTTTCCAGAAACCTTTTGTCGTGGTTGCAGTACGGACGGAAATCTATATGTGCCGAACACATACATCCGTCACAAGCGGATTTCCCGCTATCCTTTGTATTTTCTTTCATATTCGGTTATGTTTTCAGTCGCTATTGTTATAACTTCCACTATTTCGAAATCTTCCGTGTTTTTTCCATACTTTTGCAAGTGAAGGTCAAGATGGAGGCAGGCGTTCTTTGCACCGGCGACATTCTTGAAAACCTTCGCCGTTTCGAATGGACCGAATGATTCTCCCATAGTGTTGAAAGTCTGGTTTCCGGTGTAATAGTCCATACTTTCCTTACGCCGGATTACAAACCTTCCATTCTTCTTGTCCATTTGCTTCGGCAATATCTGTGTTGCAAAGGTATATACTTGATGTTCACTGTCATAGCAGAGGTCATCACTTATGAAACCTCTGCTTTCCAGCCATTTCATAAACTTCAACAGGATTTCTTTCATATTCAATGTTTTAAAGGTCTGGCAAGTAATATTCCTTCACGAAGTCGGAAGGCTCGTATGGTCTATGTTGGTTGGCAACCGACATAAAAGCCTCGAATGAGTTTAACGCATTTATACCGACAGACACCTTTGGCAGTTCAGCCCAAGCGACAACTCGGCTGTCGGCATAGTCGCATATATGGTTGCCGCCGTTGGCATCGTGTTCCTCCGTTGTCTGGGTACACCAGTATTTGCTTATGTCGTCATAGACATAGCAGTACATTCCGCCCATATAGGAATCGTAGCACAAGCACCTCTGCAAGTGCTTCGGTCTGTCCTTTCGGGCATCATTCCATCTGATTTCAGTAGTCATATTCATATCACATCTATTGATATTATATCCAATTTCTTAAACTGCTTCTCGCCGTTCTCATCGGTTTCATATTCACATAGCATTCTTGGGGCGAATTTTAACTCAGTACCGGACTCTACACAAGACTGCAAGAATTTTCCATCTCCAGTGTCAAGAAGTTCGACATCAAACATAAGGTTTCCATCATCAAACTCTATATCTTCAATTCGATGAGATATGTGACCGATTTGAACATAAGGTTCTGCATTGTGTTCAAAATTTACTGTGCCAAGCATATTAGACTTTTTATATTCTCTAATTGCTTCCTCCATCACAGATTCCGGACACTTTGTTTTAAGTTCATATTTTACATTTTCAAGTTTCATATTATATGTTTTTAATTGATAAAATGTCCTCAATGGAACGGGAATAACGCAAATCCGGATGCTCCATGACAAGCTCGTGCATATCGTCGTACAAGTAACCGTCTGGTGTTATCCTCACACTCCGCCATCCCAACGGCTCGTTATCGTATCCAAACGCAATCAGCACGGTATGTTCGTCATCAAGTTTTGCACTTGATTTTATTTCGCTAATAATTTCATCAAGTTTTGCACTCGGTTTTATTTCACCGAAAATCTCGTCAAGTTCTTTCATCATTATATAAAGTCTTTTTCCATCCAGTAGATTCCACTGGAATCATAATGTTATTTTTTAAATTCCCATAAATCTTTTTCATTCAACTCTATAAGTTTACCATCAACCCACTCATCGTAAGTACCTTCACTAAGTTTCTTTTCCTGTTCGTCTGTGACGGCAACATACATACCAGAATAGATTGAACGTTTGCAAGTCTCATATTTACAGTCTTTGTTTGAACAAATGTGTTCATATTGTAATGGTGAGGTAAGGATTGCACCACCCTTCACCTTCAAAGGACTTCCACACTCTGGACAAACCAAAACAATATGCATCGGGTGTCTCGGTTCAACGGGTCTCAAATCTATGAGTGGTTTTGACCAAGGTTTGAACTCAAATCGAGCATCCCTTTCCTCTTCTGTCATCAATGTTATGAGTGATTCGTCATTGCTTTCCCAATCATCATATTTCTCCATATGATAGAGTCTGACATCATCTTCACGTCTTGTGTGAAAACCACTACAAGTCCAAATTTCACCAGTTTCTTTGTCTATATATCTTTGTCTTGCCATTTTATATAATCTATATTTTTCATCCATCCCTATTTAAAAAGTTCCCTGCATTTCTCCGTATACTCCTCGTCTATGGATACGATGTTGTATTTGTCGGAGTTGTATATCTCGTCTCTGAGTATGACCGGTGAATGAGAGATTATAATTATCTGTTTCTTATACTTGTCTATAAGTTCCGGAAGTATTTTCGAATAAAGTTCAAATATATTCAGAATATCCATAGACTTATCCACCTCGTCAAACAGATATGTGTTTATCCCCTTGTCGTCAAACGCCATCGAGAACGAACTGTAATATTCCATCTGTGTCTCATATGCAACCCTCCACGCATCGGTCTTATTGAATTTTTCATACCTTTTGTGTGGCTTGAGAATATCACCGAATGTTATGTTCTTGGACATCAAGTTACAAAGTTTGTTGAACTGATAGAACATATTCTGTCCACCCGACATCTTGCCCTTGCTCATAACATAGTTTATCTCCTCGAATGTGCTTTTGATTATGGAACCGGTCAAGTCTCCGAGACTTCCGAAGTTCTGTCTGTTTTCGAAATTGTGGTAGTATATCGGACTTCCGTCCCAGTCTATGACCGATGATGTTCTCGCCATCCCGACAATTCTCTGATACAGACCTTTCATATAGTCCTTCTTGGTTGGTGTGCTAAATATCCCCGTTGTTTGAAGGTCAAGCGGTCCCAGGAATTTTGAGAATCCGTCCTCACAGAAGGCGTGAGACGCTATGGAGCGTATAATCGTAGTCTTTCCCGAGGCATTCGGTCCGAATATGAGATTTACCTTGTCCGGTGAGAACTCAAACGTCCTTCCCACAAGAAGTTTAGAACATTCAACCTTGTATTCCCCCTTGACTTTCTTGAAGAATTCCAATTCGGACTCGTATCTTTCCATATCCCCTTTGTATTTCTCCTCATCAAAGACACGATAATGGGTTTCACCCCTTTTCTGGTAGTTAAGAGCGTGCCGGTTAGGTTTGGACGGTTTGTCCTCATTGGAGTATTTTGCACCGATATAACCGGATTTGCCATCGAATGTTATGCTTCTTATCATTATTTTCTCCTTTTGTTCTTTCTCTTTCTTCTCGCTTTCGCCGCCTTCTGTTCGGACATAGGTCTTGGTGCGTTGGGACTGCTGTAACGGGATGTTCTCGCTATCGTAAGTGAACCGATTGAAATATCGGCATTTTTCGTTACGTCATCGTAATCTTCACAGTTTTCTGCATCCATCTCCTCGTGTTCCACCTTGCACCACCACTGTCCGAGATTTATACTGTGTCCGTAGTGTGAACACTTTGAACATTTCTTTTCTTCATCCATATCCTTATGTTAAAATGATGACAATAAAAGGTCCTCTCCTGAAATCAACGATGTGAGAGCCTCCTTTTCTATCTCGTCCGTCAATACCGGCATAGGAAACGCCTTCCACGTCTTTCTTGTAGTTGTAGTCACACCGTTCCTTACATACTTTTCGGGTATCGGAAACTCTTCCTCCACCTTCTTGATAAGTCTTCCGTACTTCCAGTCTTCCCTGAACGAGTTCCAGTCCACATTGTGTTCGCTTTTGAGAAGTTCTATCTGCTCGTCACTGTTCTTTCCCGAAAGTTTCTTCTGTGAGAGCCAAGTCTGTGCAGCCTGCTGTTTCGAATTACGGATACAGTCTATCTGCCTGTATAGAAACCAGGCGAAAACTTCGTTCTCATTAGGTACATTCCACACCTTGCAGTCGAACTGTGCCGGTTTATGTTCCTTGATGGTCGGGATGACCTGACTTACAGTTGAACCTATGAGTTTGTTCATAATATAGAGCTGGTTGAACTTTCCTGTCGCCAGCGAAGCCGCTATCGAAAGCAACTTGTTACTTCTCAAATTGAAGAATGAATCCGAGATGTATTCGTCCTTTATGTAGAGCGAAATTTCATCCGACTGGACATAGGCGAACTGAACGCCCGATATATTTTCACACAAGTACTTGGCAGTTTCGTTCATCATATCGACAAACTTGTCGTCAAACGGTTTCTTGAACTTGTTCTTGATGAGTTTCGAAAATGAACGACCATCGAGCATCATCAATATGTGTCCGTTTGGTAACAAATTGTGTTCGCCCAAATCCCTGTAATAATTGCATTTTTCTTTAAGTGTTCCAAAAATCATATCCTAATATTTTTTATCCACACATATTATTCTTCTACCTCTTCGATTTCTACCATATCGTAGTAGTCACTCCTTTTTGATACCTTCTGTTCTACATCCTCGTAGTCGAACGCTTCAATAGACACACATACCTCTCTGTTATGCGTGTCCAAATAAGTAACTTTGAATTTTTGCATATTATTCAAGTGTTGAAAGTTTTTTCTGTTCAAGTTCATTCACCTCTTTAAGTAAACTCTGTGCCTTTTCCTTTCTCCTCTGGCACATCGTCCTAATTTCCTCACAAATGTTTTCTTCATTCATAAGTTCGTCCATCATTGAAATTTCCTTTTCAAAGTTTTCTTTCAGTCCCCTGAATGCGTCTTTAATTTCTTCTTTTGTCATATGTGTATTTTTTAAATGTCGGTTATATCCATTCCTTCGTAGTCCTGCCAGTCATAGTGATGACCGCAAGCAATCCTGAATCTCTCCCACTTGGTTCTGAACCAGTAAAGTCTGAACACATAGATTTTCAATATGGTCTTCAGACTGTTTGTATACCAGATTCTCCAACGCTTTCCGGATTTGGTCCACTGCCAATATGTTTCGTCGGAGTTTTCCCATCTTTCACCAACCTTTTCGTATTCTTCAAGATAACCGTTACTGAAAAGATAGTCGAGCTGCTCTTTCGTGTAACTCTTGATGTAATTATCCTTCGGGGCACGGAAATCAACACTCAATGCAAAACCCGTTACAACACTGGACTTTTCAAATTTTGTAAGGAAAGCGTCCTTGCGTTTCATCTTTGGTTTCCTCCCCGTACTCACCTTGTTGTTGTTTCCGATGATAATGGGGGAATTGTTTCCGTAAGTTACATTTGTTGTGTTTGTCGTATTTCGAAAATTTTCAGATACAAAATAATTCATACTAGATAGTTTTTAAGTTCTTAACCGCTTCCTTTATATCCGACACGAGTTCATCGACGGTATATTCCGTCCCCTCGAAAACTATGCCGTACTTGTCATCGCAGTGGGCGTAATCCCATCCAATCCAATACCCTTTCTTGAAAATGTTATCATTTTCGATGTTCTCCGAGAATGTAAGTCCACCGTGGCACATTAACGGGATGTCATCGTAGTTCTTTCCGTAAAACTTGTTCGATTCATCGAGACGGATGTAGCAGCACGGGTGTGTCCCCAGTGATAAAACCAGTATGTCATAACCTTCGTATTGTCCCTCTGCAAGGATTTCACGCTTACGGATGCCATCATATACCATCTGTCCCTTTATAATTATTCCATTATTCTCTGTCATATCTCTTGTATTAAGTTTATACTTTATATGTATTTTCGGGCATATTCATACAGTGGAGATAGAGAGCCACTTCACGCTTCCAGCTCACATTGTCCTCCTTGAGTTTTATCTCGTAGTTGGAGACCTTCTGTCCGAGTATGTTCGTGTTCAGCATATCGGTTATCTTGTTTATAGTCTCACCGTTCTTCCGATGAACAGAGCCGGGTTTTCGAGGTATATGAATATCGTATTGTTTACCGCCACAATCTCCGTTATACCCACCCTTGCGAGAGCGTCCGTCCTATCCTTGTAGAACTTTGCAATCGTGTAGCAGGCATGCTGGAAAACATTTCTGTCCTGTATGTTCTTGGCAATCCACCACCAGAGTGTGAATGTCATATCCTTGTTCTTGTCTCTCAAAGAGAGATACTCTCTCATATTTGACTTGAGGAGTTTCCTTTCTATAAATTTTTCGAGCCACTTCTTGAATATCATAATACTAATTTTTTACAAAGATACTATTTTCCCAATTCTCTTTTCACCATATCCCAAGTGAAGTAAAATTCGTATGTACTGCAAACATTGTAACGCCAGCACTGCTTGTGTCTGGACCAGATTTTGAATACCACCAGGTCGGTGTATCCGTTTTCCTTGAACTCCTTGTCCGTACAGTAGTCGACTATGGTGTGTTTCTCTCTGTCACACCACATAAACTTCGTCCCAGCGGGAAAATCTTTCTTGAAACTCTCCAAATCGGGATACTTTTCCAAAAAATCTTCAAGAAATTTCTTATGACTTTTGCCTGCACCAGATTTTGTTT